TTCGGCGTTAATAAAATGTTAATACTATAAAAACTATTATTGGCACTCCAATAACTATTGTATAAACATAACTTGCATAATTGGCAAACATTATGAAAACGTTATAACTCGGATCAGTTGTTTCATACTGATGGCGGTTTAAATGGGTTTGAACATTATTATAAAAATTGCAATATTTATCTTCTTCTTCGTGATACTGCATATGCAAAACGTCAAAATCTGCAATTGCAATTGCGTTTGCGTTTGCAATTGCGTTTATATCTTCATGCATCAATAACTGATTTTCTAAATCTGCATTTAACTCGAATGCATTGTTATGAGTTGCCATTACATACCACATATTATAATAACTAATTTTTCAATTAGACTAATTTTTCAATTTGACTAATTTCATTATCGAGTTAAACTATTTTTTCTAAAAAAATCAATAATATACCAAAAGCGCAAATGTCTAAATGGATCTAATGTATTCGGATCATCAGGCGATATATCAGTAAAATCGAATCCGCCTTTTTGCGCAAAAAGGCGTTCATTGGGCATAAGTATAACTTCGCGCATTTTATTCCTCTTTGGAAGCATTACATTATTATTATGCCAACCTTTCATATAATAATAATTATAATAATTATTATTCTAAATTAAGTAGCATATCGTTAATATTTATGTTTTCATCCTTAATAAAGGACATTTTTAATTCTAACTGCTTTTTTCTCTGATATATTTTATTAATAATTACCTTTGCGCCATGTTCAAAAATACTGCGCGTTTCATCAATTAACTCTTTACTCAAGTCATCATTACATAGCCATTCTAAATTGCTTAGTATTGCCGAATTAATATCAATTATCTCTGCATCAATAATCTCTGTAATATCTTCATTTTGCATTAATTCCGGGTCGTTTATTGCCCTTTGCAAATCATTCAAATATTTTTCATATGCAAATTTACTTGACAGCGCCTCGCGCTTTAATACGTCATCTATCTTATGTGCTTGGCTATCATCAATCATTCTTTTTATTTCAGCATCAGATAATTTTATCGAATCAATCATTGCAACTTCTGCCGTGCATCCGGATTCTTGTTCTATTGCTTTTACTGAAAGAATGCCATTTGCATCTACATTAAACGATACCTCAATCTTTGGAACCCCGCGCGCCTGTTTCGGGATTCCTGATAGTCTAAAATCGGCAATTTTGTGGTTATTAATAGTAAAATCACGTTCGCCTTCAAATATTTTAATATCTACGTATGATTGCCTATCTGCCGAAGTAGAATACATTTTAGTGCGCGAAACAGGGATTTGTGTATTTCGTTCAATTACTTTTGAGAAAATGCCCCCTTGTGATTCTACACCAAGCGACAAAGGAACAACATCAAGGAGCAACAACTCGTTTGTTTTCCCCGATTCGTCATTTCCGGATAATATCGCCGCTTGAATTCCTGCACCAAGGGCAACAGCCTCATCTGGATGAACACTCATGTTCAATTTTTTGCCCGCAAACTCTTTTTGCAACATTTGTCTAATATAGGGAATTCTTGTTGAGCCACCTACAAGAATTATTTCATTAATGCAACAGTTATGTGCATCGAGTATAGCGGCGCGAACAGGTGCCATACATTTTTCGAATAACGGTGCACATAACTCTTCGAACTTGCTTCTTGATAACATTTTAGAATATTCAAAGGAATTAATTTCGAAATCTATTAATGTTTCAGATGAGGTAGACAAAGAACATTTCGCCATCTCAGCGAGGTTCTTAATCTTTCGTTTATTCTTATCTGATAATTCCGATTTCAATTCCGATTTCAATCTTATGTGTAAATCAGCAATAATATGTTTAACAATTTCATTATCAAAATCCTCGCCTCCCAAATGTGGGTCGCCGTTTGTTGCAAGAACTTCAAAAATCCCTGATTCGGTTATAGAAAGAATGCTTACATCAAATGTCCCTCCCCCTAAATCAAAAACTAACACTTTTTGCGCGTTGCTTTTTGCGAGGCCAAGGCCATAACATAGACATGCGGCAGTTGGCTCATTAACAATGCGCACACATTCCATTCCTGAAAGAATACATGCCTGTTTTGTGGCATTTCTTTGAGAATTATTAAAATATGCCGGAACAGTAATAACCGCCTTGTTAATTGGCACTCCTAATTTTTCTTCGGCGCATTCTTTTAAATAGGTTAATAAATATGCAGATATTTGTTCAGGGCGCATTACATGTTGTTCGTTTTTATAATTAACACTAATTGTGGCCATACCGTTTATGTCTTGAATTATGGTATAAGGAAAATCGTTAATGTCTTCTTGTAATTGTTCATCCGCAAAGCGTTTTCCTATAACCCTTTTAACAGAAAACAATGTGTTCTTTTGGTTTACATTGGCATTTAATCGCGCCCTTTCACCAATTAATACCTCTTTATTGGTAAAACTAATCCAACTTGGCGTAGTATTTTTCCCGTCTTTATTCGGAATAATCTCGCAATGGTCTTTATTCCAATAACTAACGGCCGAAAAAGTAGTCCCTAAATCGATACCAATTATAATTTCAGAATTCATAATATGAATATTTATATATATTGTTCCTAATTTATTATAATAAATTAAATTATATGGCAGATATTCGTTCAGTATATGGAAACTCTTTTCAAGAAGAATCTATAAAACAACATTCTGGCAATTTAGTCAAACTGTTTAGCACAAATCTGGCAAATAAAGAGTTCAAATTTAATATATCTTCGTGTGATTTATGGCATAACAACAGTTTATCAACAGATATTGTTATGCAATTAATCTCGTCCGTCCAAGCAAAGAACCAATCAATGCGCCTGACGCATGTAGCAAAACAGTCTTCATATATTAATATGTTTCCTTACATATTGAAAACACCCGCTGAGTATTTTATACTGACAGATTTAAAAGAGCGCAAATTTTATTCTATTTATATAACTCCTGAAAAGATAGATGTATTATGATAGTATTACTTATTTCAATGTTCATGTTCGTGTTCATGCTCATGCTTTGCGCGCTGCCCGTGAAATTGCGTCGAGCCCGGTTATACTCTGTGGTGGCATAATGTAGCATGGCGGATTTAGGTTTAGACTTTCATCAAATTGCGCCTCCCATTCTTGTTTTACTTGACCGGGATTATGCCTTGATTTGGCATCAATAGAAAAAGGTTTCATCCATTGGTTATAAACATCGGTATTCTCTACGTTTTGCACCGAGACCATATCACTTAAAAAATCAATTAAAAAATTGTGATGGTTGGAAAGCGCTTCCAACTGTCCGGGGCGCAAATTTGCGCGATTTGACATAATAACTTGCATGTTAATAAGTAAATTAGATTTTAAACCGGCAATAACTTTGCTGTCTAAGTTTTGATACCCTTGTATTTGCTGTGCATTATTCCATGACATTATATTATAATAAAATATATTATATATAATGAAATAATGGAATTATATAATGCAACAATATCATTTGCGTATTCTTGATAAAACCAACATTTATCCGCAAAGCGATATCCGACACGCGGGAGATAGCGGAATAGATTTATACTTCCCTGAAGATGTAATTGTTCCTGGCAACAATACCTGTTATATTAATTTGCAAATTTCATGCGAAATGACAAAAAACGGCACTGAACTTTCAAGTTATTATTTATATCCGCGCTCTTCTATATCAAAAACCCCGCTAATTCTTGCAAATTCTGTAGGAATTATTGATGCAGGATATCGCGGAGATATTATTGCCGCGGTCAGAAATTTGCATAGCGAAGATTATAAAATTTCTAAGGGCGACCGATTGTTTCAAATATGCGCCCCTGATTTATCAAAGATAAATTATTCTATTGTTTCGTCATTGTCTGAATCTGATAGAGGCGCCGGCGGGTTTGGTAGCACGGGAAAATAATAATTGCAATTGGTATAATATGCATTTAATACATAACAATCTGGTTAAAATGGTTAAAATAGGAAACGTAGAACATTTACTTCATGACGCTTTGTTAAACCAATTAATTATAACATCAGATGGCCATGTAATTTCCGCATTTTGGTCAAACGATATTAACAAAATTCGGAAAGCAACAAGTCGAGATATATCTATATTTATTATCAATAGATCAATAAATAAATATATATTTTATGGTAAAGAAATAATATATTCATACCTATGTGCAATTGCGCGAGGCGATACATTAATCCAATTTGATGCGGGCGAATCCGGTGCAGAGGTATACCATGAACTTAATAACAAACCATATGAGATTTACGTCATGCCTATGCCAATGCCAATGCATGATGTAGAAGATTCGTGGTCTAAGTTAAGTTTTATACAATTATACAAATTTCCTGAATGGACCGGTTCAGATTCATCTAATCATGAGTTTTATGCTATTGTCCATTATAATTATTGCTTAAAAAACAATTTTATAAAAGAAATAGAAAAACTAATATTCAAAGGCGTTTCATGTTATATTTCCGCTGATAAAAAATGCATTTTTATAAATAGATATAATAACAATATAGAAACAGTTAAAATCCTTGCATGTAATGAAACTAACATTATGCCTGGATTTACAAATAAATTTATCAAAGGATTGCGGAGGTATGTTATTAATGCAGATAACGCATATTTACCAAGTATTAAAAATTTGAGTTATCCAGGACAGGTTATACTAACAAGAGGCGATGCTGATATTTACATTATGCATGAATACTTACATATTAATTTTTTAAAAGTTATTTATACAAATAATTATTCCGAAATTAGAATATATGAGTTTAAAGAATATCAACCTAACATTGTATCAAGAATGATGACTGAGGTTTTAATGGACGAATTGATAGAAACAGATAGGACAATAATTATAAACACAAATTACACTCGCATTTGCACATTGCCAATTGTTTTTATACAAAAACAAAAACAAAGATAATAATTAAATTTTCATTGTTGCTTTAATAGCGGGATGACATACGTAATTATGCAATTGTAAATCAGCAAATTGCAACTGTTCCAAATCATGCACATCATGCATTTCTTTATTTACTGACAATTGGCAATATGGATAAGGCATTCGGGCACAAGCGATATTACATGCATCAATATGTTCAGAATAAATATGCGCATCTCCAAACGATAATGTAAGCATTCTTGGATGATATCCTGTTAATTTTCCAATTAAAACCATAAATAGAGCAGTGCTTGCAATATTAAAAGGCACTCCTAAAAACATATCGGCACTTCTTTGCGTCATTTTGCAATCAAGGTATTCGTTTTCTATGCTAAATTGCAACGGAAGCGAATGGCATGGTGGCAAAACCGATTCAGTAATTTTTGAAGGATCAAACGTAGTAAGTAGCAATCTGCGCGAACATTCAGTTAAATTATTGTTAATCATATCAATTAAATTCGCCAATTGGTCAAAGCCTTCACCATCATAACATGCGTCTTTTCCGTTATACTTTGCCGAAAAATGGCGCCAGTTCCAACCATACATCGGCCCCATATCTCCAGGGGCATAATTTAACCCCCGCGCCTTATGAAACTCGGCACTTGTGTTTCCGTCCCATATATGAATGCCTTTTTCAGATAAATATGACGCATCAGTCCATCCATTTATGAACATAATTAATTCTTCAACAATTCCGCGCCAAAACATTTTTTTTGTTGTTATCAATGGAAACCCTTCAAGCAAATTAAATCGCAAATCAGGCGGTGCAAAAATAGATAGTGTCGAACCATTGCGTGTGTCTTTTTTGGTTCCTTCATTAATTATTTTGCGCAATAGCGCTAAATATCTTATTTCTGATAGGTTATACCGATTGTTAATTTTGCATTCACAATTTATAATATGATCAATTGTCATCTCGTTGTTGCATAAGATATTATATTTATAATTATGATAATTTATTATAGGCATAAACAAGTCGCAACCATAATCATGGTTTAATTTTGTTAGATAAATAGATTGTAAATTATCTATATCAGACATTGCTTCTTGATAAAGTCGCAATCCACCTATAACAAAAATAGGTTTATTATACTCCTTTGCTAAATTATACGCACTTATATAATCTATACAAATAATTACATCAGGAATAAACGACCGCGTAATTACAACATTAATCCTATCAGGAAGGGGTTTTCCTATTGAAAAATAAGTTTTACGCCCCATTATTACAACAGATCCTTTTGTAATATTGGCAAAATGGCGCATATCTTCCTTTGATGTCCATGGGATTTTATCATCTTTACTAAACCCCCAGTTTTTATCTGTCGCAATTATGATATTCATTATACATAATTATTGCGTTATTATTAATTAAGATAATTCCTTTTTTAGATACCAAGACACATGGTCGTCTGATATTACATAATAAATGGAATAATTATATAAAGCGAAAAATGATTTTAATTGATCAATTACGCACTCAACCCCATTTCCGCGTAAATGTGCGAGCCCATTCCAAAAACCAATAAACCCTTTTGGTTTTTGTGGTCCTAATCTCATTAGAACATCTATCGGAAAATTATAAAAATATGAATTAGAAGATGTCAAAGATTTAATATGTCTATGTTGATAAAAAGGTAGTTCAATGGCGAAATTTATTAATAAATCTTTGGGTGGTATAAAAGAATAATCAATAAAATATGGCAAAATATAAGAATAAAAGTATTCTTCGCCAAAGATTGTTTGCAATATGTATTCTGTAAGACCGTTAGATAATTGTTGATATTTGTCCATTTTTGCTTCAAAATCTTCAATAGTAGTTGAAGTTTTTATTTGTTGGGATAGTATAACTAAATCTTGATAGTTTGGGCTTTCTGCTTCTGGTTGTGGTTCTGGTTGTGCTTGTCCTTGTCCTTGCATCATCATCATTATATTATATTATATTTATGAATAGTATTTAAATATACTAATTCTTCAAAACTGATTTTTATAATGTTTAAGGTAAAATATACTATATAATAGTATTAAAAAAATAAGCATGGATCCATTTATGCCAAAGCATAGTGGAACTGCATTTCGACCGTTTAGGAGTAGTCGTGCGGGCGCTGGTTCTGGCACTGGCACTGGCACTGGCGCTGGTTCTGGTTCTGGTTCTGATGCATGCGTTGTTGCTGGTTCCAGTGATGATATAATTGCCCAAATCATGGAAACCATGACAGTGCCGTTTGCCGAGCATATTCTCAGTCAAGCACCGATTCCATCGGAGGAATTGTTGCACAATTTGCTAATATTGCATGATCAACGCGTGCACAAAGTGCTTAGAGACGCGTTTAGAAATAAATATTTTCCGCCTGAAGCACGCAAACTGTTTTTCCGCGCGATGCAACTCATTCGATCAATTCCGCCTGGGACTTTTCTCATTTCGGTCAGAGGTCCGAAAGAGTTGCACGAAACGCGCGATTACTTGCAGACGCTGGTCATGGCGGTCTGCTTATGCTTGCAAAATGGCCTCATGACAGAGGCGATGCGTGAGTGCATTGTCAAAGATAATATCGCTTGTCTCGGCAACAAATTTCATTCGCGCGAATTTACGGCGGACATATTTCATGTATTGGGCCTTTTTGGGTGCAAACTCATTGTTGCACCCCGCGACCATGTATTGGACGATAAGATTGCTGATTATGTCGTGGCTGAGCAACCGACTAAGGGAATTGGTTCCGGAGTCCGTGATATGAGGTGCGTGTTTATAATGGCATAATGCCGGCGGTTTGGGTTATATCTTATATTATAATAATACTAATTAAAGCGATTTTCGCTTTGTTTAAATTCCAAAGTATAATATTTCAAATCCACAAGATGAGATTTGAAATAATTATAATAACATAATAAATGAACATCAATTGGTTTAATATTTAATTTTTATTTACCTAATTTTGTTTTACCCATTTGACCCGTTTTAAATAATCCTTTTAAATATGCTAAATTACCACTATTATTCAAGACATATCCATAACCAGAACCAGATCCAGATCCAGAACCAGATCCAGATCCAGAACCAGATCCAGAACCAGAGCCCGAGCCGGATCTAGAGCCAGATCCATTCATAAACACAGAACCATATTTAGAAGGGCTATTTTGCGATGCTTTTCCAGACATTTTATAATTATGTAGTATCGTTATAATACTATTTATTAATAGTCCTAATAATAGGTTTCATTAAAATCAATTTATAAAGTTGATGCACTATCATTCTGAGTAATTGACCCATCAGAATAATTTTTTTGTTCAGTGCAATCATCACTGCGTTCAGGGTGTGGCATTGCTCCCGCAAATTGGAACATCATATGACCTAATGCTATTAGTATAATCAGTATCCAAGAACTATTTTTTACTTTGGATTTAGTTTTGTCATTGCGAATAGTTGATGCTGCAAATATCGGAACTGAATTTATTCCGCAAATTAAAATTATTTCTATAACAAAAAAGAACCATACCAATCTTTTTCGGGTTATGTCTGTCATATTCAATCTACACATAACAGTAATGTCGGGCGGATTTAATCTAAAGCCACATATTGCGGATTTAATTAATTTGGCACTTATTAAAACAAATACAATGAGTAATATTACGATTATAATATAAATTAACGAAACCAAAAAAGGATCTTCATTGGAGGCATCTTCTTCTTCAGAAGCAATGTTTACAGGTTCGCCGGTTTCAACTGCAAGGTCATAATATATGCTATTTCCTTTTTGTGTTTCAGATTTATCTAAAAATCTATTCAATCCTGATGATTCTTGTGCGATATAAATCATAAACAATAACATAAAAACGCCAAACATATATCCTAATAACGACCATCCCATTTTTGCCCTTCTAAAAAAATATATAGCCCATAATGAAATTACACCGCAAACACCGGCTAATAATGCCAAAGCATACGCGCGACCACGTGAATCTTTTGTATAATCAAACATGGTCTTATTGGGCATTGATGGAACGCCAGGCATTGTTTGAGCGCCCGGTGTTTCTGTCTTTTTTTTGTCTGCGAATTTAATAGGATAAACAATGCTTACCAAAAACAGAAACCCAAAAATAACAATTGTTGGAATGCCTAAACTTTTCATAAAATCTGCACGAATTTCTTTGCGTTCTTTGTTATCTGCATCAAATCGCGCCTCTTTATATGTTTCATTTAGTTTATACTGTTCTCGAGAATCTTTTACAATGCCTTTTTGCGTTAATATTACTGCATCTGATACATTAAAATTGCATTCTGAAACAAAGGTTTTTGTTGAGTTAAGTATTTCTTTAATTTTTTTAACAGTTTCATTTAACTTTTCCTTTGATGCTTGCAAAGTATTACCTAAAATTGTCGGCTTTTGTGTGCCGTCTGCATCTTGCGAATTTGCGCTTCCTTTTTGCGAATTTGCGCTTTCATTTGTTGATTTCATTTCTTGTTGCGATTTTGGTTGAATAATTGCGCCATCATCAGTCATTTCTATTATAACAATAATAAATAATTTTATTTATTATTAAAAACTACAATACATTATATTATATAATAATATGTCGTCTCAGGAATACCTAAACAAATTACTATCAGGATTGCCATTATTTCCAGACTCAAACAATTGTGTTATTTTATATCTAAAATCAAAGCCCGAAGAGTTGCACAACATTAAATACATATATTTTACATATATCGGGTCTAATTATTTATTGTCATTATGTCATGGCGCGAATAATGAGTTTATTTTGGTTATAATTAAAAACAATGAGTGCAAGGTATACCTAAACATTGATGTGCGCCTTGTGCTTCAAAATTTAACTAAATCTGAAAGGAAGAACATATTAGGACTAAGCAAGAAAAATATACTGAAAAATAGTTTAGAGTCATTTCACGCATTGCAATATTTAAACGACGACATTACGATCATTATTACTAAACTTAACTCATTGAAAAGCATCTTTGACATTTCCGGGCTTCTTTTTATATCTGATGAGATTATTGACAGTTTAAACCCCAATGAAAACATATATGTATTAATACTAAATAACAATACAAAAATAAGAAACATATCAAAATTAGTTTCATTATTCCCTAATATCCGCGAAATATATTTGAACAATATGAAACATTTACATGACGAAAATATTTATGACATACCACCTTGTGATGTTGTTTCTATTTCGAATTGTTCAATTACTCTTCGGGTGTTGCTTCACTTAACCAAAGTAAAACATATTATTTTAAATTGTATTAATCTTGAGTGCCAAACTAATATGTATTCTACCGTAATATTAAAAGACGAATGGGACAATACATGGAACAATAATATAATTTGCACCAAGATTGCGATTATTAGTAATAATCTTACGTTTGATTGCATTAAATGTATTGTTGAAAACACGCCAAATTTAATAGAGTTTAGGCTCCTTGATGTAATTATAACCAAAATGCGCGAAACTGTTAAATCAGGCTACGAAAAAGAAATAATTGAGTTTGTTTCTGAAAAAAATAAATTAAGACTAAACCGCGATCTGAAATGGAAATCTTTGCTTATAAATAATTGCACTATGATTGCATGATGATTGCGCAATGAATCCTCGTAAATATGTATTATTATATTTAAAAATAAAAAAATCAATAAAATTATTATAGACAATGATTTATTGTATTGAAACATTCGACCCCGATAAAATAAATGAGATGATTAAAACAGAAAACAATAAAATTAAGAACAATATTAATATTATTGGTGCGGGTATAATCTGCATCAACATAAATAATATTTCTGGTAGGCATAAACTGTTTCTTATGCAAAATAACAAAAAATGGGGTTTTCCAAAAGGACATATTAATGCAAACGAGAGTTATACCGATTGCGCAAAACGCGAATTTTATGAAGAAACTGGTGTTGAGATTGATGCCAATTTTAAATATTTTTTTATAAGCAACAAGATTGTTTACTTCGTGGTTTATACAAACCAATTTTGTTATGATATTAACAACGTCATAACAAAGCATGAAGTATCAAGGCTATCGTGGATGGACATAAAGGACATCAACAATAAGAAAATATATGATTATTCTGATACAAACATAGGCATTAAACACTTCTGTCAAATTTTTTATAAGTATAAAAAATTCAATACTTTCTATATGAATAATTATAGGAACAATTATACCAATAACAAAAATTTTATTATTAATAATAAATCATTCTGGCGATAAAAAACTAATTTTTATATTTAGAAACAATTTAATATAATATTAAATTATTTTAAATATTTATATTATAATATAATGTCTCACGCCGCTTATTCATCACTCTTTGACGAAATTCTCTTAAATGGGAAAATACTTGATTCAGCAACGCCACCGGGCGTGCTTTCTTCTTTTACTTCTATTTATTCGAGCCTTACCGGAATTACCGGAAGTATTGCAAACTTACAAACACAAATCGATACCGACAATACAGACAACCTTGCGTTGCATGCGGGATTAACTGGATTGCAATCTTCATTAGATACTACTAATTCCAATTTATCAACGTTATCTGGTTCATTAGATACTACTAATTCCAATTTAACGACGTTATCCGGTTCATTAGATACTACTAAATCCGATGTTTCTGGATTGCAATCTTCATTAGATACTACTAATTCCAATTTAACGACGTTATCCGGTTCATTAGATACTACTAATTCCAATTTAACGACGTTGTCTGGTTCATTAGATACCACTAATTCCAATTTAACGACGTTATCCGGTTCATTAGATACTACTAAATCCGATGTGTCGGATTTGCAAACTGCCAATCAGACACAAGATTCGAGTATTAACACTATTAATTCAAGTTTGGAAAGTATAACTAATAATGTAGCAAGTTTAGAAAGTATAACAACACAAACAACAGGAATAGTTCAACAACATTCTACAGATATTATTGCATTACAAGCATACGACTGGTCAGCACATAATGCAACACAAAATGTTTCACTTGATGGTCGCGATTTATTAGGGGTCAATAATATTACATGTTCCACTTTGAATTATACCACATTAAACCCCGCAATTCCGGTTCCTGTTGCATTTGCAAACACTTATTATGTAGATAAAGCAGGTTCTGATAGTAGCAACGGCTCAGCCGAATTTCCTTTTTTAACAATTCAAAAAGCAATTGATGTATGCGAAAGCACATGGAATGGAACAGCACGAGAAATTCGCGTCAATTTCGGATCATATTCGCAACAACTTCTTATCAAAAAAGCCCGTATTCAGTTAACCGCCGTTGGATCAAGATATGCCAATACCGCATGTTCTATTACTGGAAACATTCTTGTGCAGGTTTCAGGCTCAGTCGATATGTTCAACTCGCAAATCGCCATCGTTGGGTTTCAAATAGTAGGGCGCGTTCTTGATACATCGACAAGTGTTCATACATTGGTATTAATGAATTGTTATCTTTATGCAAACGAAAATGCAGTTTCACAAACAAGCAGTGCAGATAATCGCACATATATGGAAAATTGCACAGTGCAAGCAGGAAACACATCTGGAACACAGGCTTTACTTAATTTTACATCAGGGGGTGTGTCTCTAATTTCGATTAGTATTACCCAAAAAAGCACACAATCGTGTATAATATTGTCTGGAACGGCATATTTCAATAATTGCGTATTATCGACTTTTACAAATGACAATTCAGGTGCAACATTATTGCCATTGATGCAGATTACTACAAGTTCGGTCGCTTCTCAAGTTGTCGCGAACTGCGGATTTATTTATTCAAGTTCTACAGCAAAGGGGCACACCGCAACACAGTGCAACAACGTAGGTATATATATGAATTGGGGTGCGGGATCCACTGCAGGAGGTCTTATTCCTCTGACATTACTTTCGAATACCTTTTTGTTGACTGGAACAGTAGAGGGAAACCTTATTGTAGATGCACTAAACAATTATTATTTGTTCCATGCAAATTGTTATACAGGCCATAGCAACATTTCTGGACAAGCGCATCTTATGTGCGGAACATTTAATGTAAACAAATTTCCGTTGTGCCCCGCTTCTTAATTTATTTCGATATAAGGAATAAAAGGCACAGTTGCTTCCATTAGGCCTTTAATAGTAATTCCGTTAAGAATAATAATATGATCAGTTATAAACTCTGCGGAATAATTTAAAGTAAGTATATTAGATTCATTTGGGGTATAACAAAGCAAATCAAATAAATGTTTTAGGGTATAACTTATTATACCAAGTTTAGGATTAATTGAAAACCATATTTTATTACTTATTTCTGAAGTGTCATTAGTAGATAACCAAAGATATAGTTTAATCCAATCAGGCGATTGTCCGACATAGGATACTTCAATCTTTATTTCTAAGTTTGTTATACTTAATATAAATTTATTGAATTTATATGAATGATAATTAAACGTCATAAATGCACCCGTGCAATTATTAACGCTTATTTCTTGATTCATTATTTTGGATATTTGTATATCCTTATCGTATACCTCAAGTCTCGGTTTATTATAATAAGTATCATATATACGACCGTAAATAAGCCCATCATTTTCAATTATTTGTAATCCTTCGCGACTCGTTAAAGAAATGTCCGGAAATGACAATATATTTATGTCAGAAAGCCTATTATTTTTGAAACTAATGCTATCTGAATTGCTTGATATATTTGTGCAATTGGCTATTGTATTTCCGGACATGGAAATTCCATTTGATAATGATAGCCCATTGGTTATAATAACATTATTGTCGAGTATAATATTCTTATTGGAATCACCGCAAGAAATAGTTATATCTTCTGGTGGGTTTGTTATAATACGTTTTGTGTTTACCTGTGATGCAAAAATGCCTGTATCAAAAGTAATCAAAGAGTTAAAATTCTTTTTTGCTACTATTACATCCGGTTCAGCGAGTTTTACGTATAAAGCATCATTAATTTTTTTAATAGTAAAAGAATAAACAATACATAAATCCCCTGGTTTATTTTGTGATAATAAAATACCGGGGGTTAAATTAATTTCATAACTAAAATTTATGTTAGTCTCATAAATACCGCGAGAATTAATGTATAATCGTTCAGATTCTTTTTGGTTATAGCCGGTATAAATAAACGGATTGCCAACAACAGCCTCTGCGTCAACCGTAATTTTATAGTTGTCGTTTGCTGAAAACACAAAAGGAATCCCTAATATGACACCCGGGGTTATTGAATTATCAGAACTTACTATTTTTAAACAATAAGCAATGTTGTCATAAATTGTATACGCATTTCTATATGGTCTAAAATTATATTCTGACTGAATACTGCCAGAAAAATTTATATCAACCATTATAAAATACCTTCAATAAAATAAATGTGATATTATATGGGGCTAATCTAAAATGAAAATATTATAATATAATATATCCAATTCCTAATAATGAACATTGACGTAATTAATAGTGCAACAATTAAAGAGTTAGACGAATTAATTAAAACGGCAGAGTATAACTACATTTACGAAGAAAAGCAGATTTATACCGATACCGAATACGACTACATGCTCGAGAGGTATTCCTATTTAACCGGAACAAACCGCGTTTCGAATGCAAGTATATCCAAAGATTGCACTATGGCAAAATTGCCGGCATGGATGCCTTCTCTTAGTAAAGCATTGCATGGAAGCAATGCACTTGAATTATGGGCAAAAAAAGTGCCATGCGATAATTACATGGTTTCAATGAAGTTAGATGGATGTTCGGCTTTATACTCGGGTGCGGAAAATAAGTTATACTCGCGCGGGACGTATTCTGAAGGGCAAGATATTACCATGATGTTGCCTTTTTTAAATTTGCCCCGCGTTGCCTTCATGGTTCGAGGCGAACTCATTGTTCAAGATTCTATTTTTAAAGAAAAATATTCAATGCATTACGTAAACGCACGCGCAATGGTTGCGGGAATAATCAGATCGTTTAATATTGCAAGTAATAAAGCAAGTGAAATGCACAAAGCAATCGCCGCCGATATTAAATTTATTGCATATGAAATAATAACTGGCGACGAATTTGAAATGAAACCTGAAAAACAACTGGCGATATTAGAAGACAATGGTTATTCTGTAGTTCGCAATAAAATTATTCATATTATTGCAAACGACATATTGTCAGGAATACATTCTGAATTTCTTGATTCTGATTTCGCTTTTGATGGGCTTGTTATTATGTATAACAAAAAATATGTGCGATGCACTAACGAACGCCCTAAATATGCGATCGCATATAAGAAAGAGTTAGAAAACTTAATCGGGTTTTCAGAAGTAGTTTCCGTTTCATGGAATATAAGCAAGTGCGGATACATAAAACCCATTGTTAATATTGTGCCAATTACTATTAATTCAGTTCTTATATCAAAGACAACAGGTATAAACGCGCGTTTTATTAATAACAATGTTATCGGCCCGGGAGCAAAAGTAAAAATAATTAGAAGTGGCGACGTTATTCCAAACATCGCAGAAGTTTTAACACCTTCAACAAGCGGAATACCTGATATGCCAACCCATATTAAATATGTATGGAATGAGACCATGGTTGATATAGTTAGCGCCCATCATGATGACAAAGAGATTATAATGCAACAAATTAATTTTTTTCTCAAAACCTTAAAAATTAAAGGCATTGACAACAAATATATTGCGCGGATTTATAACCCAAAAATAAACTCGATACTTGCGTTTATACAAATGACCCAGGAAGATATAGCGGGGTTAGGAGATGTTATCTCAAAAAAAATAATAACAAATATACAGAATGGTGTTGCTAATGCAACTGAACCAGAATTAATGACAGCAAGCGGGATTTTCGGCCGCGGTTTAGGAATTAAGCGAATAAACGACATTTTTGCACATTGCCCTGATATAATAAAAAATGGGCATACTTATGACGTTATAATATTACGTTCAATTATTGCCCCAATTTCGGGATTTGGTAAAGTTTTAACTGATTTGTTTATTGAGGCATTTCCTAAATATTTAGAGTGGCATGATGCTTTACATTTATCGCATAATGCCGTTGTTGCGCCATTACCATTATCTCATTACTTATCAAAGAAGGTTGTAAGCATAACCGGCACTCGAGACCCAACAATTCTCGCGTTTCTTGATCAAATCGGCGCGCATGTTAAACCGTTGTCTTCTAAAACACAGTTTCTTATTGTAAAAAATTATGAGTTAAAAAATAGCAAGACCGCGCAAGTTATAGAAAAAGGGTTTAAATGCAGGATAATAGATATAACGGATTTTACTAAAGAATTTATACTTATAACGGCAACTGTTCCGCATTGATTTTATTTTTATATACTCGCCAATATTCGTCAATGCCCATAGGATCCGGGTGAATCCATTTTGCAGAAGGGCAACCTTTCTGTTCGATTAGGTATTGATGATTCAATTTCATAAGCGTCGTCGCATTATTTTGTAAAAATAAACGCGCATCGTATGATGATTTAATTTTGTTATAATCAAGCATTGCGGTATGCGCATCATTCTTTGGGCGATAATCAGTTCCAAATCGAGCATCTGACATTAATGCCGGGCAGTCATAATTTAAACGTGAATTGTTAGACATATAATAATATATATTATTTTTTATTTGCAATAATTATAATAAATAATATAAATATATATTGCAACATGAAAATATCGCTACCTTCATTATCTGCAACAATACATAGACGCGTCGATGGGCGCAACAATGTATTTTTGAAAGTATCTGGGCATTTTTCTGGCAAGCAAATGTTATACTTCGCGGCGAGCCCGCCCGATAGGCATTTATCGTATTCTGGTTCTGCGTTGCCATTTCCGTCTGAGTCGTTTGCATATGAAGGAACAACAAGCAAAGGGCTTATTCAAACAGGGTCGTTTGAATTTGTAATCCCTTATCCTAATTCGCATTACATTGATGCAACAGGGGTTTTGCTAAAACCATATATTCGATTTGTGCTTGACACTGTTATACACGATGTAGTCATAGGTGATCAACTAATTGCAAATAGGTCTTTGACAGGACTTCCTAATCGTCCTGACCGTTCAGAAATGGGTGGCAATGGAAGCGGTGGCAAAAATTAATGCATCTTGATTGCATTGCATTGCATTACATTACATTACATTACATTTGTAATTGATTTATTATTATTATTATTATTATAATTAGTATAATGGAACAATTATTTGACCTTAAAAAAGAATTGCATGCACGCAATGAAATTGCCAATAATGATAATATTGTTTATACTTTAAAAAAGTTATCTGATTATTATAAAACTAATGGAACATCGCAACAAAAAATCAATGCTATTAATAAAGCAATAACCTCGATATCTTCATTATCATATTGCATTACATCAGGACAAAAGCCGAAAATTCCATTTGTTGGCCCTGGCATTGCAAAGCGAATTGACGAAATATTAGAAACAGGAACATTGGCTGAATTACATAATGATGGCGAATCAAAGGTCATTACCGAATTATGCCAAATTGTTGGCATTGGTCCTATAAAAGCACAACAATTAGTAAAAATGGGCATTACCGGAATTCCATCGCTAATTGCGAGTTATGAATCTGGCAAACTAACAGTCAAAAAAAATATGTTAACCCATAGTATAAGTATAGGACTAAAATATTATTATGACTTACAAAATAGAATTCCGCGCGACGAGATTGTAGAATTACACAAAAAAATAATATCTATAACCCCAAGCAAGTATTCTGTTAAAATTTGCGGGAGTTTTCGGCGAAAATTGCCATCATCTGGCGATATTGATGTGCTTATAACACACTCGGATTATACTAAAGACGATGACAATCATGAAACATTGCTACATGATTTAATTGACATATATATTTCTGCGGGTATAATAGTAGATAGTTTAACTTTTGAAGGCCAAACTAAATTTATGGGAATAGCAAAATTATACGATATAGGCCGTAGAATAGATATAAGACTAATAAGCAAGACCGCGAGACCATTTGCAATTTTATATTTTACTGGTTCATGCGAATTTAATAAAATAATGCGTTCAAGGGCTTTAGATTTAGGGTATTCATTAAATGAATACTACTTAATAAATAACGAAACGAGCGAGGTTATAACATTATCATCAGAAAAAGAAATATTCGAGTTTCTACGATGTAAATATGTAAAACCAATAGATAGATAATTAATTTATATTATCTTTGGTTAGAAAACTGATTTTATAGATGTCTATTTAAAATATAATAATACCTAAAAAGCAAACAGACGAGACTTGTTGCTATGCAAACGAGCCCCGAAGCCGAACAATTATACAATTTGGCAGTCCGCCAACTTGCGGGCAATCGGAGACAAACTTGGGCAAAAGCCGCAGCACAACTG